AACGGTCATCTGACTCTCGCCCCCTTCACCGACTGTCCTACCCCCGACGGTGCCATTCGCGAAGAGGTCGACACGCTCATCTCCATCGACAAGGTAGTCGACATCCTCCGGCGACAGGAAGCCGATGCCGCGCAGCGCGAGATGCGCTACGACATGGCGCTGACGAAGCAGCGCGAGCAGGAGATACGGGACAGGATCTACCAACGTATAAGTTCGAGCGCGACGACTGAGTACGAGCGGGAGTTTCTGCGACTGTATGTCCAGCTACGGGACGAACGGAAGCGGGAGCTGTACCGTCAGCGATTCATGGAAGCGCAGTGGTACCTGCACGCGCGCGAGAATGACCTCGGTGACCGAGAAGCGGACAAGGAAATGGTCAACCTTGACAAGGTGAATTTCTAGATGGCTGAAAAGCTCTCCTTCAAGTCATGGCAACTTCCGCCGCAGGCCGTCCCTGAATCCGACCGCATCGGCTGGCTCGACGACGCCACCGGCGACGGACTCGCATGGCTCAAGTCGCAGCGCGGGTTCAAGGACTTCCGCAAGGCGCTGGACACGATATCGGGGATGGACACACAGCCGACCTACGCAGCGTCGTACCGGAGCCGCGTAAATCCCAATCGACTCAAGCGCAACATCCGCGAAGTGGTCAGCGTCATGTCGAAGCTCCGTCCGTTCTGGGGCTATCACTCCGACAATAGCGCGTATGCGTCGCAAGCGCTGATGATGAACAAGGTCACGCGGGCGTGGTATCTGGAATCATTCGCGGACAGAGCGGTCAAGGAGGCATTGCAATATGCAGCAGCCACAGGTCGTGGGTGGATCCATCCAGTCTACCGCCGAGACATGTACGGAACCGGCCGTGGTGACATTAAACTACTCACTTACGGTGCGCCTTCTGTCCTGCCTACCCAACTCCCTTCGTCCAACAACTGGCAGGAAGCCTACGGAGTTACCATTCTGGATGAGATGCCTGTTGCTATGGCGCACGGCATGTTTCCTACTTTTCAAGACCGACTAGTCCCTTCGACCTCGAAGTATTGGTACCAGAACGACGCCGTCCACAAAGCAGCGCTTGGAAACGTCCTGCAGCGCATCTTCGGCAAGACGCCGCGCGCTGAGACTGCTGGCCTCCCTGATCTACTCGTCCCGATCCGCAAGACCTGGGTCCTCGACCTCTCCATCAACACGACCGACCGACCGATCCCAATGGGTGAACCTGGCTCGACCTGGTCCTATACGGTCCCGCATGTCGGTCAGGAGATTCAGGTCGGTCAGGATGCAGGTGGTCGACCACTCACACGTAAGGCAGATGAGAACGACGCCCGTCTCTACCCATACCGTCGACTCCTGATTAGCTCCGACAAGTGCATCATGTACGACGGTCCCGGCTTCGACTGGCATGGGATGTTCCCTGGTGTCTCCTTCGCGCCTGACTCGTGGCCGTGGGAGCCGCTCGGCTTCTCTCTCGTCCACGACGGCTACGACCTCAACGAGTCTATGAAGGAAATCATGCGCGGCAATATGGACAAGATCCGGTCGCAGCTCGACCCGCCACTCAAGTTTGACACGAACGCGACCTCTATGAAGGAAATGAGGCGCTTCGACCCGATGCAACCTCGCGCGCGCATCGGACTGGACGGGAACGCGGTAGATGGACTCGGTGTCGACCTCGCGGTCCCGATGGACGTACTGAAGGTCTATCCTGAATCCATGACCATGTACGAGTCGCTGGGCGCGTCGATGGACTCGCAGATGGCGATCAACGACGTCCAAGCTCTCGCGAAGGCGCGCACTGTCGGCTCGATGGACGAACTCGAGAAGATCATGGAGACCCAAGGTCCCATCGTCGAGGACATGTCCCGCTCGATGGAGCCGCCGATGCGCGATCTGGGAGTGATGGTCAAGTATCTCGTCCTGCAGTACTACACGACGCCGCGGGTCATGCAACTAGTAGGTATGGATGGCGTCCGTCCTGAAGTGTTCGACTTCGATCCGGCCTCGCTAGTCCCGTCGCACATGCCGGGTGAGTCGACCGCTACTTCTAGCGCAGCCGACAAGATCACCCGCGCCCGGACCTTCGCCGACAACCTGCGCTTCTTCATCCTGCCCAACTCGCTTCATGAGATGACGCAGATGGCGATGAAACTCGGGCTGGTCCAGCTCCGCAAGGCAGGTGTCAAGATCGACTCCCAGACGATCGCCGAGAGCTGGGAATTGCCGAACTACGGTCATCTGGACGGGAACACGATCATCGAGCGCTTCCAAGCGGAGCAGGAGATGGATCTAGAGTTCGCAGCGCGGATGCAACTGATCGCGGGCGCGGAAGGTCTCACCCCACCAGGTACGCCTCCCGGCGCTGCTGCCCCTCCCGCTAAGCCCAATCCGGAAGGCCGCCCGCCGTCCGGTCAAGCCGCGCCCAAGTTAGTATCGAAGGATAACGGTGCTAGATCAACTATTACGGAGTCCAGATGACGCCCGAAGAAGCACTGGAGTATAAGAAGAAGGGCGGCAAGCTGGCCGAGCCGATCGACTTCAACTCGTCGCTAAAGTACGAAGGACCGCTGCGTGTCACCTATCTCCCTGCAATCGCTCAAGGCGGCCCCGGCGACGACTCCGCAGGTTCTGTCACTCCTTCTCGTTACTATAAGGTGAAGTACGAATGGCAGCCTTAGTCCGCTCAACGACCACGACGACCGAGTCCATGACCGCGACTCCTCTCCGCGACACTTACCACCTCGTCCGAGAGCGCGTCTACCAAGGCTCTCTCGACTTCGTCCTGATCCTGACCGGACTCCGCACCGAGAAGGCCACCGGGACGCTCGAAGTGGCCCTCTCGCAGGGTGGGATATGCCGTGTCCGGTTCCGCGAGGAGCAGGATATTCGGTACGCTCCATCACGACCCTAACGATTTTCCTTGACAAGCTGACCTACTAGTACTGTAGACTCCCGCACAGTGGTATTCGATGTCCCCTGACTTTCCTCCCGGACTGTCAGGTATGACACGGCCCACCGTTTACGCAACCTCCGACCTTGGATGCCTCCGAGATCCCCGTTGCATAGATGGTGGGCCTTTTCATTTTTAGGCCCAACGACGGACGGTACGAAGGAGCCATCAATGAAGCACCATGGCAAAAAGGGCAAGCACGGTAAGCACGAGAAGATGGAGAAGATGGAGAAGATGGAGCACGAGAAGAAGCACGAGGGCAAGAAGCACGACGGTCACAAGAAGTAAGTAGTCGGTCACAAGGTGACAGGGAGACATTAGAATGCGCGGACATTCCAAGTCAGGTGGCTTTAGCGGTAACTTGTCGAAGATCGGCGGCTCCGGCTCCAAACTCAAGATGAAGTCAGACATGAAAGCCGAGTCGATGACCCTTCCCAAACTCGGCAAGGGTAAGAAACAGGCGCACAAGAAAGCGTAGCGATGGCAGCCGGTCCCCAACCCGGAATGACCCCTCCGCCCTCTCCTGGAGGTGGCGCTGCTGGTGGACCGCCCTCACCCGCTCAAGTCAATCCGACCTCCCCGCCTGCAGCCTCTCCCGCGCCGCCAGTTCCCTCTCCGCAGATGCAGCAAGGAACGGACCTCACGATCCGCATTGTCCGCGACCTGATCGCACTCGCGAAGATGTTCCCGGCCGTCGCGCCCAAGGTCGCCCAGATCAACAACATCATGCGCGAGGTAGCCGGAGGGATTCAGGAATCATCACAGACCGGTGAGCCAGCAGCTCCCCCGAGTAACGCTTAAGGAGGCATGAAATGAGCAAGTGGACTGAGTATCTGAAAGCGAATGGAGCGACCGACGAGGAGTTGAAGGTCCTCGACAATCCCGTCGCCGCGCGCGCATTTGACAAGCAACAGGCTGATCTAGAGGCCGCCCAGGCTGAGTTTACGAAGCTGGACCAGACGATGAAAAACTACGAGACCCGCGTCCAGTCCTGGTACACCGAGAATGACAACAAGTTGAAGCAGGTGCAGAACAAGGTCATCGCGGCGGAGTCCGAAGCTGCCCGCGCGAAGGCCGCCTTACTGGAAGCGAATCGACTTGGATTGGTCGACGTTGCGAAGGATCTTGGCTATACCGTCGACCCGCCGAAGCCTCCCGTCACCCCCGGTGAGCCGGACGCCCGTTACCTGACGATGGACAAGTTCACCTCCGCGGTCGACCAGGTCGGTGCCAACCTCGCCGCTCTTGAAGATATGGTCATTGAGCACAAATTACTGTTCCCTGACATCCCGCTGCGCGTGAGCGACCTGCGCCGCGAGGCGATGTCGCAGAACAAGACCGTCACCCAGTTCTGGGAAGAGAAGTACAAGGTCCCGTCCGCGCGTGAACAGGCAGCGCAGAAGCAGCGCGACGCCGAGATCGCCAAATGGAAGGCCGAAGGTGCCAAGGAGAAAGAGACCGAACTCGTCTCAAAGTTCGGCAATCCCGAGACCCGCGCTCTCGTCCCCTCGCGCTCGCCGTTCACGATCCGCAAAGAGGACCCTCTACGTGCGGATAACCAGCCTTGGAACAAGTCCGAGTCGCAGCTGGCGAATGATCGCGTATCGCGCGCGGCCCAGAGATTGGTGGAGCGTCAAGCAGGTGGAGAGTTCAAGAATTAGTCGTCGATAAGTTTACAGGAGAGCAACGATGGCCGACCCAACATTTGATCAGATCTCAGCAACGACCCTCGCGGACCTTCGCGACGACGTTTTGGTGGACAACTTTTTCGTGGAAACGCCGTGGATGCGCAAGATGCGCGCCATGGGCGCTCTCGAGGACTTCGCGGGCGGCACCTTCATGCAGGATCCGTTCATGTACGATCGAGTGAACGGCGGCGCGATCGCTCCCGGCTCCGATGTCACCGTCATCCAGAAGCAGATCATCGCGGCGACCGCCTTCGTCCCGAAGGAGTATGTGGAGCAGGTCCCGCTCAATCTCTGGCAGACCAACGTTATCCAAGGGTCCGGTCCCGCCGTCAAGGTCAAGCTGATCGATGCCTATATGCAGAACGCCGTCCAAGCGCTCAACACGGACATCGCGGTCGACTTCTACCGTCACGGGCAGAACATCTCAGGCAGCAACCGCCAGATCTTCATCAACGGCTTGTCGGAAGCGCTCAATGACGGCGTGAATCCAAGTTGGGACGGCAACGTCTTCACCACCTACGGCGGCCAGACCCGCAACGGTGCGGTCGGCAACGTCCTCAACTCGGTCCCGACATGGGTCGGCGACGGCGCAGGCAACACTGGCCAGATCTCCTACAAGACCCTCTTCGAGGCGTATCAGAACTGCGTCCAGCCTCCGGATATCGGTCTCTGCAACAAGGCTCTCTTCAGCTACCTCGCCGAGCGCCAGGAGCCGAAGCAACGCTTCGAGCAGATCACCGACATGTCCATCGGCGCGACCGGATTCAAGGTCCTAGACGGGACCATCTTCGTCGACAAGCTCGCTCCGTCGACCAAGTACGGGACGATCTTGCCGAGCAACCTGTCGCAGACCACGTCGATCAAGCCTTCCGCGTTCACGACACCGACCTTGAGCGCGACCCAGAACGCGATCTCGAACTACCCGTCCGCGACCCTCTGCACCCCCGGCGAGCCTTTCTTCTGGCTCCGAGTAAAGGGCTGGAAGCTGCGCCCGTCGTCCGACCCCGAGTACAACTTTAACTTCACGCCGCCCATCCGGTCCCAGAACAACCCGGACCTTGTCGTTCTATTTCTGAAAGCAGGACTCAACCTGTATACAGTGCAGCCGCGTGACAACTGGCAGCTGGTCGGCGCAGGATTCTAAGTGAGATTGGGATAAAGGAGACACATTATGAGCCGTGGTGGAATGCTAACGAAGCAAGCTGACCAACTCACAGCGAAGTTCCTGAACGACGTCAATGACTCGACATCCGGTGGCGCGCTGGTATCGGTGCCGACCGGCGTCCAGTCGCCGCAGGTCAGCGCGACGCAGCCTGGGGATGTTATCGTCCTCGACGACGCGACCGCGCTCGCGCTCTCGGATACGACCGTCGGGACTCTATTCGGCGGATGCTACATGTACGTCGGGACTCTCGCTACCGCAACCGCCTCACCCGCGCGCGGTACGGCCGCGTTCTGGCGTCAGTCCGAGCTACCTGGAGGCGCTACCCAAGGCTACACAGTCACCTCTGACGTCCAGCCGAATACGCTCCTCCCGGCTTACATCGCTGGTGTGTTCATCAATCCGACTACCTCGTCCGGCACGGGCGTCGCCCTCGTCAAGGGCAACTTCGGCTGGATCCAAGTCGCCGGCGTCGCCTCCTGTCTCTACGATACCTCGCTGAGCGCGACCGCTCTCGCCGCGACCGTCAGCACCAAGATCTCCGCCACGACCGCCTCGACCTTTGATGCTGGTCAAGCTCTAACAACCGCGACCCTCGCCAACGTCCTCGGCGTTGCGATCGGCACCCCGGTCATCTCGACCATCTCGTCCGTCATCATCACCCGCGGCAACTTCTGCGGCCGTATCTAAGGGAGGGATTGAATGGCATTCCCACTTGGCATCACCGTTCTCCCCGGCTACCCGAATCAGGTTGGGGTCAAGAACCAGATCGTCTTCGACCGCACCGGGCCGACCTCCTACGTCCAGTACGTCTCCGCGACCAAGGTCGGCGGCGATGTCATCAAGGCAACCGGTGGGGGACTTAATTTCGGCGGCTTCGACAACATGGACGACACCATCGACGACACTGGTCAGATCAACGCTCTTGTGGTGATGGACCGGGCGGGATTCGGTAACGCGGTCCCGCAGGTGACCATCCGCTACATCTCACTCGTCACCGCGACTCTAGGCGGGGTCAGCCAGACCGCCAACTCCGAGATCGCTGCCGGGACCAATCTGTCCACATTCAGCTTCCGTTACGAAACGTATATGGTCTAATCTGGGCGCCGGGAGGCTACCGTGGCGCTACAGGACATGCAGGCGGAACTAAGGGGCGCAGTCCCTAAGCTACCCTTCTCGTTCACCAAGACCCTCATTAACCGCGCCCGCAACGTCATCTACAACTCCGACCTCTGGAGCTTCAACCTCTACGAGGCTAGTTGGGTCAGCCCTGCCGTCGTCACGACAGGCACGGTGACCGTCCAGCTCGGCTCCGACACCGTCCAGTTCGACCCTGCTGCGGTCGCAGCCATCAACCAGTCCCAGCTCGATTGTCCGGTCTCGCTGATCACGCAGCGCCAGCTCCGTCCTGGTAATACCGCCGGCATCGCCCAGATCTACAACCTGATCCAGTACGATCAGATTACCGGCGCGGCGACCCTGGACCGTATCTATGCCGACACGCCCTCTACGGTCGGTGCCTCGTACCAGCTCTACCAGCTCTACTACCCTGCTCCGTTCCAAGACCACCTGACATGGGTAAGTGTCCGCAACATGCAGATGTTCCTCGACCTGCGTCTCGGGACGGAGCGGAACGAGATCGACCAGCTCGACCCGCAACGGTCGATCTACCAGTTCCCGACCGACGTTATCCCGTACATGATCGACAACCGCGGCGCGGGGACCGATAACGCCTCCGCTACCCTTGGATTCCCTCTGTTCGAGCTATGGGGCCAGCCTGTCAACCCCTTCACCTACGCGCTCTACGGGATCCGCAAGGGGACCGACTTGGTCAACCCTACGGACACGCTCCCGGTCCAGATCGGCGAGGACTGCGTTCTCGCGCTGGCACGCTCCTACGCCTACGAGTGGGCCGAAGCGAACAAGGATATGTCGCCCCGGTCGTCGGGGCCGGACTTCAGGTTCCTGATTGGCAAGACATTGGACGAGTACAACAAGAGGCTGATCCTGTACCGTAAAAATGATAAAGAGTTTGTAAACTCATGGTTTAGTATACGTAATTTGCAGTGGAATGCAAGTCAGGTTGGAAGTTATAATACGTTAGCTGGAGTGTCAACGGTATACGGTGGTAACTATTAGCGATGACACTTCTTGCAGATTCTATCCCCTCGTGGCGTAATCCGTGTATTCTTTGGATCATATCGATGACCCTGTGGGCAGTGCGTTCTGCTTGCGTTTATTGCTGCGATAGTCTCTCCAAGTAGCATGTTCTCTCGGTGCGAAACAAGTCGTAGGTGGGCCGGATTAACGCAGTCGCGGACGCGACAAATATGGTCAATCTCTTTGTCAGGTGGGATGTCTCCGACGAAAATCATATAACTAAATCGGTGCGCGTAGATACGAACAGACCTGTGTGTACCCTTGATTTTGTAAAGAAACAGGACCGCATATCCAAGTCCTCCATGACTTCCTATCCAGATCCAGCATCCGGTCTTTAGATCAACCTTCAACTTCTCCATAAAGCGGACGAAAGGAGACTTAATTTTCAACTTGCGCTTGTCCATGCTATATGGTCTAATCTTGCCCATTCTGGTGTTATACTAACACACCGAATAGGGATATCAAGTGATCCTCACCCTGAACCCATTTGCACGTCCACCTGAACCTGTCGATCCGGTCGGTCCAGAGACCTACTTCCAGAACGCCTCGTCAGACCTCTACAACCAAGGGATGTCGGAGCAGGCGCTGCCGATCGCCGAGAAGGCGCTCCAGATCGCCCGTACCATCCCGACCCTCTTGAACCTGTCGATCATCCTTGAGTCTCTCGGTCGGTTCGATGAGGCGCTCCCGTGCGCTGCCGAAGCCTTCTCGCTGAGTCCCGGTGACCGTCGCGCTGCCGGACACTACGGTCGCGCGCTGCTGCGTCAAGGTGATCTGACGTATGGATGGCCGCTCTATCTACAGGACTGCAACCTGCGGTCCCAGCTACGAGACTTCATCCCGGAGTGGACCGGACAGGACCTGCGTGACAAGCGAGTGCTGGTCGTCGAAGGCGAAGGTTATGGTGACAATATCTACTTCATGCGCTGGCTTGACACGCTCCGGCGTGAAGGTGCTCAGGTTGACTATATCTGCCAGCCATCGCTGGCACCTCTGGTCCGTCACATGGAATTCGGTGCCATTGAGAACTGGGGCGGCAACTGTGACTTCAAGTTTACCGACTACGACTTCTACACGTCGGTCCTGACGCTGCCGCACAAGTTGGGCGTGACGTATGAGAACTATCAGTGGACCGGACCTTACGTCGACGAAGTCATGCCATTACACTACGGGCAGCGTGTCGGCATCTGCGCCCTCGCTGGCGAAGGCATGTCCCCGACCAAATGTAGGTCGATGCACGCCTCGCAGCTCCAGCACGTCCTGAACGCGATGGACCGACGACACAAGTGGGTCAATCTGAACTATAAGCACTCGCTGCCGCCGGAGTGCGATAATCCCGTCATCGAGGACTGGCTGGACACCGCCAAGATCATCGCTACGTGCGACCTCGTCGTCTCGGTGGACACAGGCGTCGCTCACCTCTCGGCTGCAATGGGCGTCCCTACCTGGGTCGTCCTTCCCGGCAACTACGCATGGCAGTACCCATCTAATCGTGACGTGCACCCGTTCTACCCGACGATGCGAATGTTCCGCAACTACGGCAAGGGGCTAGATAACGCAGTGGAGGCGGTCAGTGACAATCTATCGAGGCTCTAATCAGCGCGTCCCCGAGTACCACTCGTGGGTCAGCCTGTGCGTCGGCATGGGCATCCGGTCCTACGTCGAACTCGGTGTCGGCTCCAGTTGGGAGCACTCCCAAGTTGGTATCAACGTCATCACCGTCGACATCCTCCCGAACGGATTCCCGTCTATCCCACATGTCCAAGGGGACTCGCATGATCTTGGGACACTACACCAAGTACTGACCATCCTTGGCGGCCCACCTGACTGCGTATTCATAGATGCTGACCATTCCTACGATGCCTGCCGACAAGACTTCGATATGTGGTATCCAGCAGCCACTAAGTTGATCGGCTTCCACGACATCACGTTGCAGGAAGGCAGTGACAGGTTCTGGAACGAGGTCAAGCGTCAGTACCCTTCCGTGGAGATTATCGGTCGCGACCAAGCGTCGGGCGAAGCGTGGCAGAGAGGTTCGGGGACCAACGGAGACCTACACGCAGGTGGGATTGGCGTCATCTTCAAGGGGATGGATCTGTGAACAAAGTCGGCGTCGTCATCGCCTCGACAGGCGGCAACAAGCTCCTCCGCTGCGTCCGCTCTCTACGCCGGATGGAGCCTGACCTCGATATCTTCGTCCAAGTTGACCAATCAACCGTCACCTACCGTATGTTAGGGACTCCGTTCGACGAATTACAAAAGACTCCGGCAGTCTATACTTACTTCGTCAAGGATAACGAGGGCTACGTCAACGGTGGACTGAACAAAGCGATTGAGTTGATGCAACGGACAAGCCATGACTACGCCTGCCTCTTCCAAGACGACCTCATCTTCTCACCGCTCCCGGAGCACCGTCACTCCATCTCGCAGTGGTTCGACCACCCGCTCCTGACCCAGTCCTCCGGCCTGCGCTTCAGCCACTTCGAGGCGCTGACGCCTACGGTAGACCTGCGACGCTCTCCCTTGGAATGGGACAGAGAGGACATGGAAGGTGAGGACCTCTGGCGCTTCCTTGCGGAGCAGTATGTGACGGTAGCGTTCGACGGCCAAGATATCAACCCTCCCGGTCGCTCCTTCTGGTTCCGCTACGAAGGTCCGCGGCGCATCGAGAAGTGGAACCGTCTCGGCCCGACCGGACAGATCATCCCGATCGCGACCTGGGAGCAGGTCGGTCGCTTCAACGAACACGACGGGATCTTCTACGACAGCGAGTACCCGACGGAGTGCTTTCTACGTCATCTCCCGCCCGTGTACGCCGTCACGAACTTCCCGTTCATCCACCTGCATAACCAATCAGTGAATCCGTGGGCTGACCCAGCGCGCGGCGTCTGGAGCGACACCGAGGGCGCGTTCAAGAAGCGCTACGGCGGGACGCGGGAGGAGATCTGGTGGGGCGCGTGGCCGGAGAGATGGGAGGGAGTCGAGCCGTGAAGGTCCTCTACATCTCAGGTGGGAAGGGCGCGGACTACCAATGTGACGTCGTATTCCATGGGCTGCGCTCGCTACTGGGGCCAGACTGTGTCGACGTGGCCAAGCTCTACTTCATGTACGACACCTCACCCGACTACATGTTCCACTCGCTCTATAAGCTCCTTCCCGACATCGAGGTGGACCGTGAAGACATTGAAGGAAAGATTAGATCGAAGTATTTTGACGGTGTGGTATACGGCTCTGTTCATCGAAGTCGTGATCTTATGTCTCTTGTTGTCGATAATTATCCACCCAACAAGATAGTGTTCATCGACGGCGAGGACGGTCCAGAACTCGCCCCCGCAGTCGGTCACGGCTGGTACTTCAAGCGCGAACTCTACGCGCCGCACCCTGACGTCCTCCCGATCCAGTTCGGCATCCCGAAGGAGAAGATCCGTCTCGGCCCGTATGCCAAGCAGCGCGTTATGTCCCCGCTCATTCCCGGTGACTATTCGACCTACACTTATTACGACAGTGAGACGCGCTACTATGACCAATACAGCGAGTCCTACTTTGGACGGACGCGAAAGAAGGGTGGATGGGACTGCATGAGGCACTACGAGATTATGGCGGCAGGTGCGCTACCTTACTTTGAAGGGCTAGAGGACTGTCCTGACATGACGATGTTTTGGCTGCCGAAGCCTGCGCTGAAGGCAGCGCGTCGGCTACACGACAAAGGTCTTGACCCCGGCAGTTCAGAATGGAGCGACATCTTCAGGCGTGTGCAGGACGTGCTTCGTCGTGACCTAACCACCGAAGCCATCGCCACCCGCATCCTGGACCGTCTCCAATGACCGTTCCCGGCCTGCCTCCATGGGACGCCCATCATTCCCTCTGGGGAATGGATGAGAAATACCGTCAGGGCTACGTCTCGTCGAAGCATATGCTCGCTCAGTCCTACCACCCGCGCCGCATCTGCGAGATCGGGGTCTACTCCGGCATCGCCGCGAAGTGCTTCCTCGCCGCGTCACCGTCCGCGACCTATCTCGGCATCGACAATCTGGAGGCGCAGTCCAATCAAGGACTCTCTCTAGTCGAACCTGCCATCCAGCAGCTCCGCGACCTCGGCTATGCTGCCTCTCTACTCGTGGTCGACTCCCAGCAGCTAACCGACCTCCCTGACCCGCCCTACGACTTCATCCACGTCGACGGGAATCACGCTCCAGCCGCAGCCCAACACGACGTCGAGATGGCATGGCGCGCCCTGACCCCCGACGGCGTCCTCCTCGTCGACGACTGTCACAACATGCAGGTTGTCGTCGGCGTCGCCGCAGCGCTTGACCCGATCACGGACCTGCTAGACTGGATCTACATCCCCGAAGGTGTGGGGACGATGGTTATCAAGAGAGCGCCGAGGGTGCGATGACGACGGTCAAGAAGCTGTGGGGAGTAGAGCAGTGGGTGGTCAACGAGCCTGAATACTGCTTCAAGGTCCTTACTCTCCAACCCGGATTCGCCTGCTCCCTCCACTATCACAAGGTCAAGAAGGAGACCTTCATCGTCCAGTCCGGCTGCTGTGACCTGCAAATCAGCGACGGCAAGACCCGCATGGTGCTGGGCGATCAGGCGACGATCGGGCCGGGGATATACCATCGCTTCAGCCTTGGGTCGTGGGAGACCGAGCCATGTGTGATCTACGAAGTCAGCACATTCCACTCGGACGACGACGTAGTGCGTCTGGAAGAAAGTAAGCGGCTATGAAGTTCCTCCTGCCAACTGGAATCGGCGACTCGGTCTGGGCGCTACACAAGGTCCAGTCCGTCCGCGACAAACTGGACCCGTATGGTCCCATCGACATCTCCCTGGTCGGCTCCCGCGACAAGGTCGACTCGCGCGCCCTCGACTTCGTCCGGCGCTTCCGCTTCGTCAACTCCGTCGACATGCAACCGTTCTCCATTCAGGCGTACGGCCCGCGCGTCCATCCCGACGGCACCTACAACTACATCTTAGATGGCGACTACACCTTCAACGACGAGCATTACATTGTCCTCATCCCGAACCGGGCGCTGGAGCAGGGCCTCCGCCTCGAGGACTGGCTGCCGCACTACCAGATTCGGTGGGATATATTCAAGGACTTCCAGATCGAAGTGGTCGAGAGAATCCACGCTGCCGACGTCCACGTCCAGATCGGCGACTACTGTGTCTTCTACCCCGGCCCACTCGCTGGTAACACGGTCGAGGGACATAATCGCGGCCCGATCTGGACGCCCCAAGAGTGGGTCGAGCTGGGCCGACGCATCCACGACGAGTTCGGCCTGCATATCCTCGTGGTCGGCGCGTCCTACGACCACCCATACTGGGAGCAGGTCCTGTCGCCGCTTGTGAAGGGGAAGGATTACTGGACAAGCGTTATCGGGATGACTAATCTCGGGGAGTTGTGGGCGCTGACCGATCTATCCAAGTTCGTCGTCTCGTATCAGGCCGGCGTCGGCATCATTAGCACGTACCGAGAGACTCCGACCGCGATCTTCTGGCGCCCACACGGCAACTCAATCAGCTCCAGCCACTACCTGACCTTCGACGAGCGCATGGCCTCCGCGTGGGTCCCACCGAAAGTACTGGACTCCGGTACCCATCTTCCACTAATCTACGGACGCTCCAGTGTTGACAGCATCATGTCGGAGGTCCGCCAACGTCGGTGGCATGAATCGCCCGCTCATTCTGCTGCTTCTACTGCTCGGTAGCGCTGGCGTCGCGTCCGCGAATGATTCCGCGCGTGGCTGGTGCGAAGAAGGCAATCGACCTGTCGTCACCTCAGGATTGAACTCGACGACTCGCGTCCAAGCATCGCATCCATCCTGCACCCTCACAATTTACGTCCATGGCGGCGGCCTCGCGACCATCTACAGCGACAACAACCTGACCCCGCTCGCGAATCCCTTCACGTCGCAGACCGACGGGCAATGGCAGTTTTACGCCGCGAACGGGCGCTACGATGTCACGATGTCCAGCGCTGGATTCAGCCAGACCATCACCTACTCGGATATCCTGCTCTGCGACCCCTTCGCCGTCGGCTCGACCTGCAACAACGGCGGCTCCGTCCAAGCACATAATCTCCTGTCGACGACGCACCTCGACACCATCCCCGCCTCCCCGCCCGTCCGCGGCGACGTCATCACCGCCCAGAACCAGACCTCCCCGTCCGGCGTCAACCCTTCCTGGGCGCGTCTCCCGCTCGGGTCGAACAACTTCGTCCTGACCTCGAACGGCGTCGACGCGATCTGGGCACCTGTCGCGTCCGGCTCCGGCTGCACTCTCCCCGGCAACGACACCGGCATCCTGACCGAGCATCCCATCGGTACCTGCTACAACTCGATCGACGCGACCTGGAACGACGCGACTCCGTCCAGCAGCGTCAATGGGCGCATCCTGCTGATCGGCGACGGCACCAACTCCGCTACCGCACCCTCGGCGGGGAACGCGGTCAAGGAAGTCTTCCTGTTCGGCGACCATAACGCATCTACCGGAGTCGGCGTCACGTCCGAGAACTTCGCCTTCGGCAGCACCAACGCCTTCACCGGATGCTTGAGCTGCACCGCGCTCGGTGACAACAATACCCTCGGCGCGGCTGGCGGTGTCTACACGCAGGTCGCTCTCGGCTACCAGAATACGATTGGCCTCAACACCGGCTACGTCTTCGGCGACCAGAACGTGATGAGCGGTCAGGAAGTGTTCAACATCGGCGAGAGCAACTCTCTCAATACGTCCGCCGCCTCGGTCCACTTCGCGAACTCGATCATCGCCGAGTTCGACGCGACGATCACCCTCGGCGGCATCAACGCCGATGTTCTCGACACCCAGATGCTCGGCAGCTTCGACACCATCACCGTCGGTAATCCGTCCGGCGGCCATGTCAACCAAGCTAACTGTCTCCATGGCGTCGGCAACGGGAACAGCTTCACCATCACCGGCGGTCTCGCATCTAGCACCAACATCCAGTCGGTGAGTTGGGTCGGTAAGAACAACGCTTTCACCGCCACAGGGAACTCTATCCAGTCGGTCACCGTAGCAGGTATCGGGAACACGATCACAGGTCCCATCACCAACGGCGCGATCCATGGTGACGTGAGCACTCTATCTAACTGCAGCAACTGTTATATCGTCGGCGAGAACGTCTCGAACTCGACCAACAGCAGCCTCGCGATCGGCATGTCCGCGCTCCCTGGGCTGGTCATCACGACTGCGTCCAGCCACGACAATGTGCAGCGGTCGCCGCTTCCGTTCGCATCCCTTCCAGCCTGTGCTGCCGGCACGGAAGGCTCCTTCGCCGCAATCACCGATTCGACGACCAACGTCTGGGGTGCCACTATCACAGGCAGCAGCACCAATCATGTTCTTGGGTATTGCGACGGGACCAACTGGACCGTCGCGGCTAAATAAATGGAGGAAGTATGAAGCGCACTCTTATCATCCTCGCAACTCTGGTCGTCCTGCTCCTAGCGTATCCGCTCCTATCGCAGCAGCTCGGCACGCACGCTCTACTTCGCCTGATGCCGCACACCTTCGCCGACCTCGCGATGGCGGACATGACCGGACGCGATGCCATGGCTATCACCGACGGTTACATCACCTATTGCACCGATTGCGCCGTCCCCGCTCACCCCGGCGACAAGTGCGCTGTGGGTGGAAGCGGTGCAGAGGCGCACCGTATCCGTGGTGCGTGGGTGTGCTACTAGTGGTATAGTTCGACACAAGGAGACTCAATATGCGCGACAAATCCTATGCCAGCGAAGCGGCGAACGCACGCATCCTCGGCGCGACTCGTCTACATTGCGACTCGTACAAGGACGATCTCTACAGCGAGACCGACTACTACGAGACCGGCGGCGGGCTGACCGAGCGCGTCATGGGACGCGGGCATGTCACCGACTCGCAGTCGGAGCGCTTCAACCGCTGCCTTCGCACCGGTCAGGCAGGCGAGCGTATCCGGTTCCGCGTCGAGGAGGACTGACGATGGCAATGTTGAAGGTCTATCGCGGCCCGTCCATCGAGTCGCAATCGAAGGACTTAGAGCCGAAGTCCGACCCTGCTGTGATGGGCGGGACCGGCTCGTTCGGCTCCAACATCACCGCGTCCAAGGTCGGTGCGCCGCACAAGACGGGTGTCAAGACTCTCGGCCAGAAGGCGCTCAAGCCGAAGTCCGTGTCGTCGATGTCGAAGGGATACTGAGATGGCCGACGATCCTAAGTGGATGGAGCACGCCGCTGAACGGATGAAGGAGAAAGGTACCGTCGGCTCGTTTGGGAAGGCGACTCCGAAGAAGATCGCCGCCGCGCGCAAGAAGGGTGGTAAGGCTGCGAAGAAGGCCAACTTTGCCGCCAATGCCAAGAAGGCATCGCATGGGAAGAGGTAGCTAGGATGCCTGCTGAAGAGGTGATGCACAAGTTCAAGGAGGGCGAGCTTCATAGCGGGTCGAAATCCGGTCCCAAGGTCAGCAACCGCAAACAAGCAATCGCCATCATGTTGAGCGAGAAACGTGCCGCGAAGGCTGGCAAGAGCGAGTACAAGAAGAGTGGTAAGCGGAGCGGGAAGTGAGTGTTGAGCAACAGAAGATGATCTTCGGCTTCCTTGCGCTGGTCGTTCTAGCGACTCTGGCAGCGGTCATCGCGCTCGGCAAGGTCAGCCAAGATTCAAGCTACGGCCTCGACTACATCCTCGGCGGCCTGACGATGATGACCGGGGGATTCGCGAACTGGGCGTTCGGTAGCACGACTAAGGTCGGAGAGAATAAGTGAATGGCCACTCAGGCGCTCCCGTATGCCTACATATCGTTCCTACAGTTCAGACAGGCGCTTTCGCGCCGCTTATACGACCCAAGTATGGTCTTCTGGACGGATGCGGAACTCGGTATCTATGCTACAGAAGCGCTGCGGACCTGGAATGCACTCACTGGGTACTGGCGTGGCGATTTCACTTCCCCGTCGGCGATATTGACCACTTGGTACGATATCCCGAGTCTGGCTAACACGCTCCGGCCCTACACCGTCCCCGACCAATCCCTCTACGCGACCATCCTCTACCATCTGCTGGAGCCGCCGACAGGCGTCGTCTCCGCCCAGTTCTCGAACGACGACATCGTCCAAGCCGTCCAACGGAGACGCGATGAACTCCTCTCGATCTCGAGCTGCACGCAGACTGTCCGCACGGTTGGCGCTGTCGCCGGGAGAATTACGCTCCCTGACACGGTCATTGACGTCAGGCGGATGGCCTATCTCCCGACTCAGTCAGTGCTTACAGGCAAAGGTTATGGCACTGGCCGCTATGGATTCGGGATCTATGGGCGGTCAGCGGCTGCGCGGATCGACATCCCGAGGCCGTCCGTCCTCTGGCCCGAGGACACGTTCGCGGAACAGTCCTACGATGCGCTCTACACGCTGAATCCGGCCGGGACACCGGGACTCCCCTCAACGTACCTATTGACGACGCAGCCTCCCTTATCGTTCGATACGAACTGCCCGCCTGCCTTTGGAGGCAGCTACGAACTCCTGACCGTCGAGGCGGGCGTACCGCTTTCCTTCGCAGGTACAGCGACTCCATTCCTTATCCCCGATGACTGGACCCCTGCTCTCAAGTGGGGCGCGCTGGCTGACCTGTTCGCACGAGAGTCGAACGCGCAGGATCCTTTACGCGCTGCCTACTGTGAGCAACGCTACCGACAGCTCGCTGCAATCCTGCGCGACTCCGCGCCTGCGTTGCTGGCGATGCGCGTGAACAATGTCCCAGCGCAGGTCAGCAGTGTCCGTGGGACCGACCTCTACAACACCTCATGGCAAGGCGCGGACCCAGGAGTCCCTCAGTCGGTCAGCTACGCCGGGATGAACCTATTCGCACTCAATCCGCCTGCGGATAGCGGCGTGAACGGCGTCCCTTACGACCTAACCGTGACGGTGGTGGAAAATGCGCCTGTACCTACTTTGGATGCTGACCTCGTTCAGGTTTCTCGCGAGGACCTTGACGCGCTCCTAGACTACTGCGTCCACATCGCGATGCTGAAGGCAGGCGGCGCGGACTTCATGGCGACGATGCCGCTCTACAAGCGGTTCATGTCGCAGGCGACTCTCTACAATCGCAAGTTGAGCGAGGCGGGCGAGTACACCGACACACTCATGGGCATGGCCGTCCGTGAGCGCAACCTGAATCCGGTCCAGCAACCCGTCCCGGTCGAGGAACAGTAGGATGCCGAACGAGACCTTTACACGCGACCGACAAGGCCACCGTGCAGCCTTCAAGGGCTGGTCACCGAACAATCCACCCGATTCGCTGGCACCGGACCAGTACCCATACGCGCAGAATGTAAGGGTCATCAATGACCTGTCGATCGAGACCCGCGCGGGGCAGGTCCTCTCGTTCGCGACAGGAACCGCTCCCGTCACAGACATGCGCTCCTATGTCGAACTCGAAACGGATGGCGTCCCGCGCACTCTCGCCCGCGACTCGACCGACGCGATCTGGCTCGACAACGGGACTCAGGTCGGGACACTTACTCCCGGCAGCCTCGGTGCTGTGTTCGTCCCGTTCCGCCCCAACCAGTCCCCGAACCCGTACATGTATATCGCTAATGGGGACGACTACCAGAAGTTCAGTGCGCCTAACCCGACCGTCGTCGCGTCCAAGGTCGGTATAGCAGAGCCGCAACCAGCCTGCGAAGCCGCGCAGGTCGCGCAGTCCTTTTTCGAGATCCTCTCGCCGGGCGGCACATGGAACACAGGCGGGACGGCCTCGGCGTGGACCTCCGGTTCACGTTCCAGCGATATCATCGTCGCCTCCTTTGGAGACCCGGTATTCCCGACGCCCGAAGGCCATCTCCATCCTGTGACGCCGCCGCGGATCAGCATCCAGGTCTCGCCGACCGTCCAGTACCAGCGTGGCGAGATCCTCTACTTCAACGGAGCCTCACCCTTCATCGCCATCGTCGAAGAGGTCATCGCGCCCTTGTCGATCAGCATGACCGTCCAGGCAATCTACACGAAGCCTGACGGGCTGACCGTTGTCGCTCTGCAAGGGATCACCGCTCCGTCGAAGGCCAAGCTCCAGCAGACACAGTCCGGCGTGATCCTCGACAACTCCGAGGTGATCGCCCAGCTCGTCCGCGGCGCGATCATCCAGATCGGCTCCGAGTCCGCCTTCGTCAGGTCGGTCACGTCCGGCCCCGACAACCAGATATGCATCGAACTATTCCTGAACAATCCACACTCGGCGGGCGAGAACGTCGTCGGGCTGCCAACCATTATTGTGAATGGCGTCCCGCAGGGCGCGACGGTCACCGCCGGGACTCCCATCATCGGCGACATGGGCAACGTCGAGACCTTTTCTGTCGGGACCGGACTTGGGACCCTTACAACCGGACCTCCAGGCGGTGGACCGACTGGGACGATCATTGTCCGCGCGACCTCGACCCTGAATGGCTGGGGACCTAACGGTCATGTCGGCGCTTACGAGATGGGCGTCAATCAGGGATTCGGTTGGGGGCTGGATCCGTCCACTACGTCCGGATACAACAATCCAGGGAATGTCAGCGACGGCAGTACGACCACTTTCGCCGACGCGACCGGCCAGCACACCCACACTTACTACGGCTCCATCTGGGCGTTCTTCGGCGGCGTCCCGCAATCCAGTATGGCTCTGAATATCAACTCCCGTGTCCTCGCGAATGGAGATGACGGACTGTCGGTTAATAGACGCTCTGCGGGAATCTGGTACTCGCTCGACAATGGCCTCACCTGGAACCAGATCTACAACATGGGGCCGCTACTCCCATCGGTCCAGCCGCTCTCACGCCCGCAGCAATGGGACTCCATCCCTCTCCCTGCAAACCAGGACCTTACCCAGGTCCAGGTAATGGCCTTCACAGACTCGCACGACGACATGGTCCACCGAGTATATGAGATCAATATCTCGGCAGGAGCGGCCTCGATCGGCGTCGGGACCGGAGCGTTCCAGGAATCGGACTACCTGCACTTCTCGGTACTGGTCGACAATCCAGCCAATCTCGCCGAGATGCGCCTGCAGTTCGACGTCAGTGACGGGACCTTCCTGTCGAACTGGTTCATGACCGGAGTGCGACCGTCGGACCTTGTCAGCGCTACGACGGCGACGACGCCAATCACGCTCCTCGCAGCGACCCAAGCCATCGTGTCCGAAACGAACACGTACCAGGGCGCCGGTCAGCTCAACCTGACGACGTCGACGCCCTCAGTCGCCGGCGAAGGCCAATGGACCGAGGTCTGGATCCCGATCAGCGCCCTCACGCGAATCGGCGGCGACCAGACCAAGACACTCGCCAACATAAACGCAGTGCAGGTCTATGTAAACGCGGTTGCGACTGTCCGGATCAGCATCTCCTCTATCGCGTTCGTCGGCGGCGGCCAGCCTGACGTCGGCGACATCGGCGAGCCTTATCGCTACCGGGTCCGGCCGCGCTCAAGCCTAACCGGCGCGATCGGGAATCCATCCCCGGATATGCGCTACGGCATCCCCGCGCGGCGCCAGCCTGTCCAGGTCGATCTCCCGTCAGCGGCCTACGACGCCCAAATAGATCGCTGGGACGTCTTCCGCTTCGGTGGCTCGGTCACCAGTTGGCGCTTCATCGGCTCCATCGTCTCCAGCGCGACCTCCTTCCAAGACAATTACCCTGACGAAGCCGCTCAGGCAGGCGAGGCGCTGGACTTCGATAACTTCGAGCCGTGGCCCTCTATCGACTTCCCGCTCAACGCGACGGCGTCGATCATCGTCGGTACGGAGGCGGTCGTCTCTATCCCGTCCCCGACCAATGCGCTCCGGTTCCTTCCCGGTAACCTTGTCAACCTTGGGGGCCAGTCCGTCTACACGCTCCGGAAGCGACCAGTCCTACTCAGTGGGACTAGCTACCTGTTCGAGTTCGTCGAATGCACTGCTGGATTCAACCAAGGTGCCATCTCGGATAACGGTCAGGTCACGATCTACGAGCCTGCTCTCGCGCGACAGTTCCTTCCCTACATGTGGGGACCAGACGTGAACGGGACCGTATTCGCGGTCGGGGACCTACTCCGTCCAGGGACGCTCTACTTCGCCAAGGGGAATAATCCGGACAGTGCGCCGGACGCGTTCAACCAGGAGCTAGTCGCGCCGACAGAGCCGCTGATGGGTGGCCTAGTCCTCGATGGACTCTCGTTCGTCGCCTCCACCGAGCGCTGGTGGGCACTCTATCCTCAACCAACCAACCCGTTGCAGCGCTATAATCCAGTCCAGCAGCCTCTCCCGCGCGGACTCGCCGCACCCTACGCTTGCACCACCGACGGCTCGCAGATCTTCTTCTGGGCGAAGGACGGGATCTGGTCATCCGGCAAAGGATCGCTGACCGACGCTGATCTCTATAACCTATTCCCGCATGACGGCGTCCCTGGAGAGGCGCAGACCTACGGGCCTCCAGGACTGGCGCACACGGTCCTTCCACCCGACTACGCTCAGGCTGGCACGTTCCGCTTAACCTACTGTAACTACTACCTCTACGCCACGTATCAGGACAACCTCGGTAATTACAACACTCTCGTCTACGACACGCGACGCAACGCATGGGAGGTCGATCTCTACGCGTCGCAGGTCACGCGGTTCTATCATCCAGAGCAGCAGGCGGGGACGGTTCTATCGAGAGCGACCCGCTATCCAGAGCTACTGATGGCCGACATCAAGGGACGCGTCTCTATCCAAGCGCCCTTCAATAACGACTTGGACGGACCTATCCCGGTCCTGCTCGCCACGTTCGAGGACCCAGGCGGGGACTTGCGCGCACTGAAGCAGTGGGGCGACACGTTCGTCGACGCCATCTGCCCGTCTGGCATGACCATCAACATGATGTCACAGGCGGTGCAGGTCGGAGCGCCGCTCGCGGTCGCTGCCTCCGCCACCCGCGCCCGTCAACCAGTCAGTGTCGGCAACGCTCTCGTCGTCAGCGCCTTCATGGGACTCTATTTCAGTTGGACCGACGACTTCACCACGCAGACCGAGCCAACCACTCTGTTCCTGTGGCAGACCTCCTATGTAATTCAGCCAGCACAGACCATCCAGTGGCGGACGCTCGGGACCAGTTTTGGGATGCAAGGGTACGGGCATCTTCCACAAGTGTCCATCGCCTACATCTCGGCAGCCGACGTGACGCTGCAAATCACTTCCTACGACGGTCAGTCTCCACTGCCTATCACGCTTCCATCGTCGGCGGGCACGTATGTCAAGAAGCTGTTTAGGGTCAGCGCGAATAAGGGACAGTTGTATGCGTTCGCCGCGACTTCATCAGCGCCTTTTCAGATATTTCTTGATGATAGCGAGGTTCTAGTCGGGGCTTGGTCTCGTCAGGATCCCTACGCCGTCATCAAGTCCTTCCTGTCCGGACCCGTAGATGGAGCACCTTTATGACCACCCGCTGGTACCCAAGCCATGAGCAGTTGAAGGACCCGCAGTCCACCGAACGGTCCTTTCGAGAGACCCTCCGCATCCTATATGACCTACAGGACTCGCACGCTGCGTTACAGGCTCAGGTCAAGTCCTCTCAAGCGGCTTCGCCGCAGTCGTCGGCGTCGTCGACCAGCACTGCCTCCGTGTCGCGCCTCCTTGGTCTCCCGGTCGAACCGTCCGACACGACCCAGCTCGCCGACGGGACCACTCTTACGTATGACAAAAATAACCGCAGGTTCGTGTTCAAATGATAAGATGCCCAGCATGAAGCGACACCTGGCCCTGCTGCCTCTGCTACTGCTGCTCTCTATCGCGACGCGCGCACAGGTCGTCGCCTTCCCTGGCGCTCAGGGTGGCGGAGCGGCCAGCGTTGGCGGGCGCGGCGGCGTCGTCTTTGAGGTCACTAACCTGAACGATAGCGGGGCTGGCTCCCTACGTGCCTGCGTCATCGCGTCAGGACCACGGACCTGCGTGTTCCGCACGGGCGGCACGATCACGCTGCTGTCAGCGCTGATCGTCACCAATCCCTTCCTCACCATCGCCGGACAGACCGCGCCGGGCGGAGGAATCCAAGTCATCGGGACTGGAATCACCATCTCCCCGACGCATACCTTACAGATCAATACGCACGACGTTATCGTCCGCTATATGAAGTTCCGGCCGGGATTCAACTCCCTAGATGGGGCTGGTTCTGGTGACGGCAGCGCGGTCCTCGTCGGTAACTTCGGAGACGGCTACAACATCATGATCGACCATTGCTCGCTGGAACTCGCTCACGGCGAGTCCTATGTGACCTTCAGCAACGATCAATCAGGCAAGCATAACCAGACACTGTCATGGAGCATCGCTGGACTAATGCTGGGCGACCATCCGACCGCTATCCTATCCGGAGCGAATGACCTGACCGGTACGGCGTCCATGATCGATATCGACTTCCACCATAATCTGATCGGCGTCGCCACGCACCGCAACCCTCTACTGAAGGGTCAGAACTCGCGCTTCGTAAACAACCTAGTCTACGATTGGTTCTACTACTCGTCCCTCGGTGGCGGTGGCATCGCGCTCGACTACATCAACAACATTTACAAGGCTGGGCCGATGTTCACTGGAACGGGATCAGCTAGCGGATGGGAGATCACCTCATACTGGAACCAGACCTGCAACTCCGACTGCGGGCCGAACTCGCAGCCTTCTGTCTACATGAGCGGCAACATAGGTCCGAACGATCCGACTGCAGCCAACAACGCCGCCAACATGTACCGCCAAGACAGCGCTGAAGGACCAGGAACGATAAGCCCCGCTCCGAGTGCGTGGGTGCGCGGGACTCCACAGTCCGCTCCTGCGACCGGGACTGCGATCACCGCAGGTCCAACCGCTACTCTGGCCAGCAGCGTAACGGGCGGCGTAGGCGCGTCGCAGAAGTTGAGTGATACGGCCTGCGATGGAACCTTCGTGAGTAACCGTGACTCGCTCGACACGCTTATGGTCGGGTACTTTAACAACGCGACAGGACCGACAACCGGAACCGCTTATGGAGGCGGGCACGTTCCCACGACACAGGCTGACGTAGGAGGATTCCCGACACTAGTCGCAGGGACGGCTTGCGCCAGCACCTTGCACGACGGCATCGCCGACGCATGGAAGACCAAGTACGGGCTGAGCACGTCGGACCCGAATCTCTACAAGACAACCGCCCCGAACGGCTACACTTACCTAGAGAGCTATCTCGGCGGGCTGTCCCCGACCGGTTCGAATGTCTACTACGCGCAGACCGCAGCAGGCGCGGGTAATGGCGCGGACTGTGCTGATGCTAAGGCTCTCCCGATCCTGATCGGCGACCAGATACCAGGCATCACCATCCATCTGTGCGGGACGATCACAGGCGCTCTTAGCGCTACCGGAATCACCGTCGGGGCCAGCGGCACGACAGGGAATCCGATCACGTTTCTATTTGAGCCGGGGGCGGTGATGACTTCCGCTGCCTGGGGCGCAGCCTTCACGATGAGCAACAAGAGCAACATCGTCATCGACGGAGGAACGAACGGCGTCATCCAAAACACAGCCAACGGCTCTCTACTGGCGAACCAGCTCGGCACAGGCGGAGTCTCGGTAACTTGTGGCAGCAATATCGAAATCAAGAATCTCAGCTTCATCAACATGTACGTCCACGTTCCGTCTGGAGAGGACGGCGGCAGTTCAGGGGCGATCTCCGTAAATTCGTGTGCATCGCCGCAGTCAGGGCTGCACTTCCACAACCTCACCATTCACGACGCGCACAGCGGTATCTTCGTGCAGTACGGGCCGGGATTCTCTAATTCCGAGTTCGACCACAACACCATCTCCAACATTGTATGGGGCATCGCGCTGCTAGATAACAACAACGGATCGACCGCGACCGGAGTCCTAGTCCATGACAACGACATCCACGACTTCGCAAACTGGTTCGACGGGGCGTTCAACTTCCACTTCGACGGGATCTTTTTCTCAGCGTTCGCGCCGAGTACGACCTTCACCAGCTCCAGCATCTGGAACAATCACGTCTGGGGTTCGACGAACGTAAACGGGACCGGGTATATCTTCCTCTCAGGCAGCGGCGGCGGCATGTTCGGTATCAACGTATTCAACAATCTACTTGGCGCTCCGGTAAGCATCCTTAGCCCGCCAACCCCTGCCGGTTCTCCTGAAGCCCATATCGTCATGGGATTCGGGCCGCACAACGTCAACTTCCTGAACAATACGATGGTCGGTATCGCGCAAGGAGCGCCGCAGAACTGTATCCGCATTAGAGACAGCGGCGCGTCTGGTATCGTCCTGCAGAACAACATTTGCAGCAACGCCGTCTCGGCCATCGACCTTTACGCAGGGAACACGGTCAGCGCAGCGAACTATAACCTCTACGATCTACCGTCCGCGTTCAAGAACCTGCAGTATTTCGTGCATCCTGACGGGACATTCCAGGCGACCTTCGCGGCATGGATCTCCGCTACCGGACTCGACACGCCGAACTCAGTCAGCGCCGCGCCTCTACTTAACTCCAGCACCTTCGTCCCACAATCCGGATCGCCTGCGCTCAACATGGGTTCCGGGACGAATTTGAGTAGCCAGTGTACCGGACAGCTCGTTCCACTCTGCTTCGATAAGCCGCAAGTAGTAGGTGCGGGAGCATCAGGCACGGGCAACGCGCGGCCTGCGACTGGACAATGGACTGTTGGGGCATATCAAGTTGTCTCCGGTTCCGTGGCTCCCGCAGCACCGACCGGACTCACGGGAACGGTCTCAGGGTCGACAGTATCGCTATTGTGGACGGCATCGGCAGGCACACCCGCACCGACCGCTTACACTGAATATAGAGGGACGGTGCATGGCGGGCCTTATGTCGCCGTCAAGTCTGGGATCACATCTACTAGCGTGACCGACACTCCCGTCAATGGGACCTACTTCTACGTCGTCACGGCCTTTGTTGGCGGCGTCGTCTCTAGTATCAATGGGAACGGATCGACGGCGACCGTGACCTGCGCCGCGGCGTGTACCTTCCCGAGCGGGACCGCCTTCACTATCGCGGGAGACTCGACCGTTGCGTTCAACGGGACCTTCACCTCGACAGGGCAGCCGACCTCTACTACCTTCACCTTCGCCTCATCGACAAGCGGATCCGGTACCGGCGGCGGCGCATGGCAGTCCGGTGCCGAGAGTGCGAAGTCGAACGAGATCACGGTGACGACGCCGGCGACTCTGACCGTCTCACTGCTACCCGCGAGTCGCGTCTTCGCATCCACTATAGTCGGGTCACCATCTGCGTCTCAGTCCGTCACCCTCACCAACACGAGCGGCTCAGGCGGGACCGTCACCATCAGCAGCAAGTCCATCACAGGTCCGAACGCGGGAGACTTCAGCTTCACCGACAACTGTCCCTCTCTGCTGCTATCGACGGTTAGCTGCACCTTCAACATTACCTTCCTGCCAACCGCGCCGGGAGCGCGCTCCGCGAACCTGACCGTTGTAGATAACGCGACCGGGTCGCCGCAGACGGTAGCGCTCTCAGGTACCGGAGTCGCGCAGACACCTGTCGTCACGCTGAGTCCGACCTCACTGAACTTCGGTGACCAGTCCGTCTCAACGACGTCGACTGTCCGGTCGATCATCCTGACCAACACAGGCTCGGGGACGCTGACCGTCTCGTCCGTCGCCGCCTCGGGAGACTTCGCTGTCACGACGGTCCCATCTACTAATTGTGGCGGGACGCTGGCACCGTTAGCGACCTGCTCCCTGAACGTCACCTTCACGCCGACAGCGACTGGAGGCAGGACAGGCGCGGTAACCGTCACAGATAACGCCGCTGGCTCTCCACACGTCGCTACCCTGACCGGCAACGGCATAACTATTAAGTGCGCGATGACCGGAAACGTGACATTATCCGGAGCGGGGAGTGTGTGCCAATGACGACGACACTGAATCTAGTGCTGCCAACGGTTGGTGGATCGGCGAATCAATGGGGGACGATTCTGAACACGGCGTTCGGCATCGTCAACACTTTGGGCGGTGTCCAGGTCGTCAACGTCAACTCCGCCTACCTCGCGACCTTCACACCCTATCCGGAGATGGTCATCCGCGTCACGACGTCCGGACTCAATATCCCGATCACCCTCCCCAACTCAGGCTCCGTCTCAGGGAAGATTTATCTGGTCAAGAAACTGGATGCAGGCGCGGGTGCGGCGCAGATTCTCACGCAGGGGACCGACACGATCGACAACCAGACCGAGTGGGATCTAACCAACCAGTATCAATATGTCCGTTTGTACGCCAACGGGACAAGTGGGTATGACGTGATCGGGAGTTCATGATGAGACGACTCTACCTAGCCCTGCCATTCTTCGTACTCGTACTCTCCGGCTGTCCGCAAACGCAAGCTCAGGGTGGATCTGGTAAGTCCACCCTGGTCCAGTCCTCACCGGAGCCGCTCCCAGCCTGCACTCCAGCAACCGTCGGTCGCCAAGAGCCAATCATCTGGGACCTAACGACAGGCCAGCTTATGGCTTGTGGACCATCAGCGAATCAATGGTCGCAGGCGAACAGCGGCGGCGGTGGTGGCGGAGTCTCCAGTTTCAGCGCAGCCGGTACCCTCGGGCCATTCGCGACCTTCGCGGTCACGACATCTACCACGACTCCCTTACTAACCTTCACGGTTACCAGTCAGGCAGCGAATACCGTCCTCGCAGGACCGACCACTGGTGGTTCGGTGGCGCCGACCTTTCGCACGCTGGTCGCGGCCGACATCCCGCTCATCTCTCTCGCGACCGGGATCACCGGGAACCTGTCTACTAGTCACCTTAACAGTGGGACCAGCGCTGGAGCGACCACCTTCTGGCGCGGCGACGGTACGTGGGCGGTGCCTTCAGGTTCAGGTAGCGTCAGTCTTATCTCGACCACGGGTCCTATCAGCGGCGGACCGATCGCGACTACTGGGACGATCTCGTGTGCGACCTGCGTGACCAGTGCGGCGTCGCTCACCCTCAACCAGCTTGTGATCGGTGGTGGCGGGCAGGCGACTTCGACTCTCGGGTCGCTCGGGTCGACCGTGACGGTCCTACATGGCAATGTCGGCGGCGCACCCTCGTTCGGTCCTGTAGCGCTCTCGACCGACATCACAGGGAACCTGCCCGTGACGAACCTGAACGGCGGCACGTCGGCATCCTCGACTACTTTCTGGCGCGGAGATGGCACATGGGCAGCCCCACCCGGCACCGGCACCGTCACCAGCATAACCTTCAGCAGCCCGCTCACCGGTGGCACTGTCACTACGACGGGAACGGTCGGATGCGCTACTTGTGTAACCTCCGCAGCCTCCTTGACTAGTAATTCTTTGATGGTAGGCAGCGGCAGCCAGGGGTCTCAGACCCTAGCATCTACTGGCACAACTACGACCGTTCTCCACGGGAACGCTGCTGGCCTACCATCCTTTGGTGCCGTCAGCCTCACGACCGACGTGACAGGTAACCTTCCGGTAGCCAACCTGAACTCAGGTACCTTGGCATCCAGCACGACCTTTTGGAGAGGTGACGGAACATGGGCGACGCCAGCAGGCAGCGGGAACGTAACAGCAGGCGGGACCTTGACTATAAATCAACTGGTGATCGGCGGAAACACGACCGCTGTCTCGACCCTCGGTTCCCTTGGGACGACTACTACCGTCTTGCACGGCAATGCTGGTGGAGCGCCATCGTTCGCTGCGGTCAGCCTGACGACCGACGTAAGCGGGAATCTGCCCGTCACAAATCTGAATAGCGGGACCAGCGCGTCCAGCTCGACGTTCTGGAGAGGGGATGGGACATGGAGCGCACCACCGGCGACGGGAATCACCTCTTTAAACGGACTTACTGGGACGACTCAGACCTTCGCAACCGGGACGGCTGGGACAGATTTCGGAATCAGCTCGTCCGGAACAACTCACACGTTCAACATCCCATCGGCGTCGGCGGTCAATCGGGGGTTGGTCACTACTGGAGCGCAGACCATTGGCGGTCAGAAGACACTAGCCGCAGGGACCATCACCGCTAACCAGATTCTCGACATCACCGGGACTTACAACTCAGGCGGGACGACCTTCGACGGCATTCTACTCGACGTGACGGATACCGCGTCAGCTGGCGGGAGCTTCCTTGAGCGTCTCCGCGTCGGCGGGACGGCGCAGTGGAGCGTTACCAAAGCTGGCGTCGGGACGCTCCTAGGTGCGTTCACGGCGCTGAGTCTGACCAGTAATGGCGCTGGATCCGGAAAGCTCTCACTGACAGCCAGCGGCGGCGGAACCTTCGGCATCGTCGCGCCCGCATCCGTGTCCAGCTTCAACTGGACGGTACCCTCGGCGGATGCTGCTGGACTTGTTCAGGACGACGGCTCCGGCAACCTGACCTTCAACACCGCAGTCCGTCAGGGCGCGCCGACAGTCAGTAGCGGCTTCGGCACCGGACCTTCGATAGCAGCCAACAATGGTCCCTTGGCCTTCACCGTCAACGTCGGTACTGGCGCATCTGCCTCCAGCGGCGTCATCGGCCTCCCGACCGCGCCGACCGGCTGGAACTGCTGGGTCAACGATATTACCGCCGCCGCGGCCAACGTAGCGTACAATACGCGCCAGACCGCCTCTACCGTGTCGACGGCGACCGTTCAGAACCAGACTACGAGTACGGGCGCGGCGATCGCATGGGGCGTGTCGGACATTCTTAGAGTAAGTTGTGTGGCGTACTAATATGAGACGATATCTACTACTAACGATATTGATGCTGGCGGGACTCGCTCCTGTGTTCGCACAGTCCAACGTAAGCGGCGGTACCGCAGGCGGCAGCCCGACCGGACCCGCTGTCGGCTGCACCAGCGATGGTGTCAATCCGACGCGCTGCCCGAACGGAATCAACACCGCCGTTAATGGTGACTACGAGGAGTACACGGTTGACACGGGAGGCGTCACTGCAGGTCTAGCGCTTTGCGCGACCTCAAACGTGGATGCGGCTGGACGGCCCAAGGTCCTGCCCTGTTCACACGTCGCGGCGAATCCCGGCGCCGGATTCGTAGGTATAGCCAAAGCCAGCGTGGCTGCAGCAGGCACGGTAGTCGTATGTTGGACGGTAAACTGTTCTGCTACCTTCGACAATGGATCAACCGCGCTTAATGAAGCGATTATGTCGGTTACTACCGACGGCCAGCTTCACGACACGGGAGCACAGACGGCTACGGCGGGCCAGCCCAACTTCTCCATTCTCAACGCCAATGGTGGATCAGGAAACTCGCTTATCAGCCTGACAGGTATGCTGGCGCAGAATCCGAAGGGCGGAGGCAACAACGGTAAGGGTGGCGGCATCAACAGCGTCAACTCCGCCACGGGGCCAGCGGTGACGATTCAAGGCGTGGGTTCGACTGGGGTATCTACCTCTGGAAATACCATCAGCATTTCAGGCAGCACGACCGGAACCATTGCAGGCACTTGGAGCAATTTCAGCGGCAATTATACCGTGGTAGATACCGACAACGGGAATAGGCTGCGCTTTACCACCAGCGCTGCGGCTGTCACCCTGCCACAACCGGGCACGATCTCGTCAGATCCATTTGTGGCCATGCGGGCACAAGTGAATATGGGTGGAAGCCCACCATTTACATCTTCTTCATTCGCTACCACCGCCGGACATCAGATGTGGATCAGCATCAACGCCAACGGAACCTCTACGGTCAGTTCTCTAAGCCTGTCTACTGGAGATAGTTGTCCCCAGCAGAGCGCGACCACGGGCGCTAACGCGTCTTATGTCTACTTTTGCCCATCCTTGGTCGGCGGCGGATCGGTCACAATCACCGTCAACTATACGCTTGGATCAGCGAGTCAAATAGGCTTATTCGCAATGGAGCTGGTAGGAACAACCTTCGACAATGCGCAGACTGGGATTTCGCCAAGCGGGTTTAGCAACATCAGCTTGACTAATCCTATTCACTTTACCAACGCGGTTGCTATCATCAATCAACAGAATGGCACCAACCTGCCTCCCTCGGGATTCGTAGAAAAGGATTCGTTACTTAATGGCAATACCGGATCGGCTTCTAATCGGTTCTTGAGCAATTCCAACTCGATTTCTACAACCAGTTTAGGTGCAATATCTTTTTCGCAAACAATCGCCTCCATCTCGAACCATCCAACCTTTGTCGCGGGCTGGCAGGTGGTGGTGGAGAACGCGTCGACTGGAACTCAGACGGTAACTTCGACCTCTTCGACAATCAACGGACAGACGACTCTGGTGTTAGCTCCTAACGAAATTTGCAACTTGCAAAGCAATGGCGCGAATTGGGATGCCGTTTGCGGATTCGCTCCCAACATCACCTTTAACGGAGCGGTCGGCAGCGCGATACAGATCGGCTACGCACAAAACCTCGCCCGCAACTCCACTTTAGGCACAACTACCATAGTTACGACGGGGGCCAGCGATGCGTTCTATACAGTAGATGCTGATATCAACTGTACCGGGACGACTTCTACTGGCGTAGGCACGCTGACGATAACTTTTACCGATACAAGTAACACAGTGCAGACTGCCACTGCAAATGCCGCCTGCACAACTCTAGGTTCGGCCAGTCTTGGTTCTATTCGGCAAGCCTTTCGAGCTAAGGCTAGCACCAATATTCAGTACGGGATTTCATTTACTGGAACGCAGTCTACGGTAGATGTCAGCGTGGCAGTAAATCAGTTAAGTACTAGGTGAGGAGACATAGATGGCAAACTCAGTATTACAAAGTAGGCAAGGTCCTCTTTGGCCACTGGGTTCACTCGCACCCACGCCGGGGACTCCGGTCAATATGATGTCGCTAGTCGACCCGACTCTTGTGAACGCGCCGGATAAAGTGACGCCGGGGACCGTCGGTGCGAACGAGTACACGGTGCGGGCGCAGCAAATAATCATCCAAGGGATGAAGTCCAATGGCGGCAACGGACTCACCAACAACACCGGGAATGTCTATGTCATCCTCAAGGGGAAGGGGTCGAATAACAGGACCGACACGGGATGTATTGTCCTGACGGTACCTGCTGGACAGACAGGAGTGATTGCGTCGGCGCCGATGGTCATGAACGTATTCAACCCGTACCTGCTCTGGATCGACTGTGACACAGTAGGCGACGCAGCACAGGTCACGCTGATCATCCAATGAGCGCTCAGGTCACCTGCCGCTGGCTAGACGGTCCCTTCTGTAGCGATCAGGACTGGGCGCGCCTCGACAACCTGCTGGAGAAGCGAGGATGGTCACCTCTCAACCGGTCGATGTCGCGTGTCTATTTAGCGGAGCAGGGCGACGAGATAGTTGGGTTCAGCGTCTTGCAGATGCTTCCGTTCGCGGGACCGCTACACGTCAAGCGCGAGCTGCGCGGGTCAGGACTCGCAGATAAGCTCGCGACCGACACCGTCAACTATCTGGTCGAGTGCGAGGCCCGAGGATGGTTTGTCGTCGCTGACAGCCCACATGTCCCGAGGCTGTGCGAGCGACTCGGGATGCATAAGGTCGAGAGTCCTGTGTACATCACGCTGAGCGTCGGTGTCCCGACCGTGTCGAAGAAGGAGGTCGCCTGATGGGTGGATTACTATCCTCACTGGTCTCAACTGGTTCCATCGGCGGCAGTAGTGCGAAGACCGACCGTTCCAACTTCCTGACAGGCATTGGTGACCAGTCCAACGTCTTCAACTGGGCGCTACCGTTCGGCAAGTCGCAAGCCGCGACCGGTCAGGCGACGACCGCCGCCGGCGTCGGCGACCTCGGCACCGCCGGTGGGTACTTCAAGAAGCTCGCCACTGGTAACCGTGCAGACTTACTGTCAGCGACCGCTCCGGCGACCAACGCAGCGATCGCGCAGAACGACGCTGAGAAGCGGCAACTGTCATCTCTCGGGACCGCGCGTGGTGGCGGTACTGCAGGAATCAACCAGCAGCGCGAGTCGGACCTGACGGCGAAGATCGACAATATGCTATTCGGTGCGCGGACAGCCGGCGCGTCCGGACTAGCAGGCGTCGGTGGGACCGAAGCGGGGGTTGGTCTAGGTGAGACTGGTCAAGGGATTCAGGCAGGAGGTCTGGCATCTGCCACCGCCAACAATATCACGCGGGACTCTCTCGCCTCTCGTGGACAGTCCTACGATATCCACAAGGCTACGAGCGGTGCGATCGCGTCTGGACTTGAGGACTCACTCACAGGGATATTCAAGACATTGGGGATTGGATAGACGATGCCGCCACAGAATCCAGCCGTACCCGGCGCAGCAGGACCGGACGAAGCCGTACCGGGCGGGAATCCAGTCAGCAATATCCCTGCAGATCGCGCCGAGGGTGTCTTCTCGCTGCTAAAGCTGACCCCGCATGACCAGCCGTCGTCGATGTCCGACCTGATCACGCAGCATCACCAGACGCGACTTGCGAACGCGCAGATGTACTCGAACGCGGCGAAGACGGCGCTGCACGCGCAGTTAATGATTCAACACGGCGTCGACCCTGATTCAGGAATGCGGTTTGACGACAAGGACTATCAGGGTCCTTCATTGGAAGACCAGAAGGCTCGCTACGCCGCCAACTATAACGAAGCCTGGACCAACTATAAGAAGCTCGCAGGTGTCGACCAGAACACGAAGGGCGCGCTGGCGAAGGCCGAGCAGATACTGAATCATGTCCTGGGCGGCGGGGCGATGCAGTCCGCACCAGGAGCGCCTTCTGATCAGGGTCGACCGGGCGGGATGACGCCACCTCCGTCTGCTGGTGGAGCAGGTGGGCCGTATGCAGGCGGCGATGCGGGAGTGGTCTCGAAGGGATCACCGCTAGGTGGTGGTGGTGGACAATCTACCACGCAAGGGATGACTCCTCCACCTTCCCCGTCCGCTCAAGCAGATCCGAACTTCGCCCTCTCCGCACCGATGGTCGAAGCGAATACGGACTTCCAGCAGAACTTGAATCGTGGCCTCGAAGGTAACAAGCGTCAGTATCAGCAAGGTATCGAACTCCGCACGGACCAAGTCAAGCGAATGGGCATGGATCCGCAGTCCCCGACCGCGATGCGCTATATCGCGACCGGACAGTTCCCGCCAGTGGCGCGGCTGCAGAAGATGCTCTATAAGGATCCCAAGACGGGCGAGGTCAAGGAAGGCAGCTACGACCCCATCCAGGGGACGATACTCGACCAGCAGCAGCAGGTCGTCGAAGGCGCAGAGCCTGCCACGTCAGGCATGATCACCCCGAAGCCATTCAAGTACATGTCACCGGACGGGAAGTCCGAACTCCCTGGATTCCAGGTCGGTCAGCAATACATGGACATGGAAGGGAAGCCTCTCCCTGAAGGGACCACCTTGTACGCCCGCGGACTAGTCCCCTCGGAGACATTGCACCAGCAGATCACCTACGGTCCTGATGGAAGGTCGCAGATCAACACGCTCGAGACTATCCATCGACCGTTAGGGATGCCGACTCAGGGAGCCAAGTCAGCCGGACCCGCGCCAAAGACAGGTGGAGGGGCTGCAGCATCGGCTCCTTCTGCGGGGACTGGAGGAGGCGGTCGCATGACTCCTCCACCTGTCCCTAGACCAGCAGCTCCCGGTCCAGCTGCCGCCGCTCAAGGCGCACAAGCAGTCGATGCATTGGGGAAGCCTCTAGGCACCTCGTCTGGTGCATGGCAGAACGCACGCAAAGCCATTGTCCCGGTGCGCGGCGCTGCGACCCAGCTATTCGGCGACCCGACTCAGCCTGAGCTTAAGGGATACCAGGACTACGCTAGCCTGTCCGACAATACGCCTGAGCGTAAGGATCTAGCCAATGCGCTCCAGCTCGCGTTCAATAGTCTGGAGCAGCAGGAGAAAGCATCAGGTGGTCTACGCGCTCTACTAGGTAACTACGCTGGAGAGCCTCAAGCATTGGTAGACAGTCAGACCAGCGTGATGCAGGACGTGATCGGGAAGCTCTCGCCGCAGAATCAGGAAGCCTTCAACGCGGCAATGGCGGTCTACGGGACTGTCATGGGGCTGAGGTCGCTGACCGGCGCTGGAGCGTATCAGTTCAGCGTGAAGGCGATGGAGCGTGAAGTCCCGCTCCCCGGACTGAACACGTTCTCCCGTCCGCAGTTCTACGACAAGATGTCGCGGCTTGCGGAGGAGGTCTATAACGGCAGCAAGAACCTCCCGATGCCACAATCGGAGCGCGACTACTACGCCGGGAAGGTCAAGGAGTACCGACAGTTGGCGACGGGTCGAAAGGGCGGGACGACTGCTGCGCCGACTGTTGAAGGTAGCGCGGTCGCTCCGAAGACCGCCTCCGAGTATCTATCCAAGTTTGGAATCAAACCAGCCGGACAGCCCTGATGCCCGACGGTAACGACAACACGACCTCGACCTCGACCTCGACGCCATCAATAAACTGGCAGACCGACCCGGACTTCCACGCCCTCCCGCTCGCTGAGAAGCATAAGGTCCTGCTACAAGTCGACCCCGACTATAAGGGATTGCCGCCGAAGGAGCAGGCGAAGGCACTCGACACGATCCACTACGGGACCCTTGGACAGAGCGAGCAGACCGGCGTGACCGGAGCGTTGAAGGGGATGATACCCCCGCCTCCAGGTGGCGGTGCGCCGTTCCTTAGTAAGGAGTTCTGGCTGGGGAAGGAAGCGCCGAGTATAGATCCAACAAGACCGGGAACTATTTACAGTGACCTTACCAGACCGCTTCCCGCTAACCTACCCACAGCAGCGCTGACCAATGCCCCCAACCCGTCAGGTCCGGTCCAGACACCAGTCGGCAACGCCATCTACCGCGTGGCGTCCATCTTCTCTCCAATGGGTGCTGAGTCGGCTGAGGAGGCATCAGCGCGCGGCGATACGTCCAACGTGGCCACTCAAGCAGCGGTGCCGGCTGCGCTGACCCTAGCGGGACCGATACTCGGTAAAGCGATTCCTGGTAAGGGTGCTCCAGCCGCCGCCGAAGCCGGAGGACTCAGCTCCAAGACTACCGGTGCCATCGGCAGAACTATCGGCCACGCCACGCGCATACCTGGAGGCGGCGCCATTGGCGAGTTCCTGGGTAAGAAGTTCGGCACGGAGGCTCCGCCTCCAGTCGCTGCACCTGAGGCTGAGTCCCCCGCCAGTATCCTAGCGGAGCGCCAGAAACGAATGGCCGCCTACGCCGAGATGCAGGAGGACTTCGCTAACCGGGCGAGGCAGCAGCAGAAGGATCTCGCGAATCGCGTAGCCGAGGCTGAGAAGGCCCGCCAGA